GTAGCTCTTAAATTAGCAGATGCTTTGAGACCAAATAATGGTTTAAACACTACACTGTTTAATACCATGCTGTCAGATAACATTTTGTAATTATTGAGTTCCCCGTATTCTTCACTCAACTCATTAATAGTTGGTTTGGGTGGCATAGGCACAGTATCAGATGTATCTTGCACGTAATTTTGGTATTGAGTGTAGTAACTCTGTGTTACCACATATAAATCAATAATGTTAGTTGTTGCAGGATCAATTCGAGTTGTGTTGTTGCTGTTATGGCGATACTGGAACTGCAAACCTTGACGACCCGGCTTAGTAGAATACTGGGGCTGTTCTTCTAAGATATAAAATGGTGTGTTCACCGTGTTGTCCTGTACTGTTTTCCAAAAGGTAGTTTCACCAAATGCATAGAACAATTGTCCAAGTGGATACTCATATTTAGCTACTTCAATTTGTGTCTTTGTTTGATACTGTACAATATCAGATGTAGGAACGATTTGATATCTAGACAGATTAATAGCATCTTCCACTAATTCAAAGAATACATAAATACCCGAGTTTGCACCACCAGTAGTGAATCCAGTAACTGTTTGAAAGAAATCAGGATTGACGATCAACCCGCGATTATTAATATCGTTACTTGCTACTTCAACTTCAAAGTCATTAACATATCCGTCGCTTTCTACAGTTTGTCCAACTATGTTTACTGTAATAGGTTTAGATAATGGTGAATTGCTGTTTGGTTGTGTGTTAGTTGCTAATACACTAATAAAGTCTTGAAGAATTTTTCCACTTAGTGGATCGTATACAAGTTTGTCACGTTCAAAGCTAAAACGAGTATCTTCTACACTTCCAAAATAGTAACGCAATGAGCGATATGTTGCAATGTATCTTCCGTTCACATATTGAAAGTTCACAAACCAATTAACATCATCATATTGTTTGATGCTCCAACGGTCTTGTGCAATAGTCAAAGAATTGTCAAACACTAAACTGAAGTTTTGTTGTAGTTCCATACGAATAATGCATTCTTGCACTATTTCATTAGACAAAGAGTTGTCAAACGAGGGGAGTACAGTTGTTAGTATAGAACCATCAGGTACATAACCATTTAATGTTACCGGTCCTGTACCATTAGCAAAATTACCTTGACCATTATTATATCCATCACCTATAACTGACAACACTGTTGTCCAAATGTATGTTTGATTGCTAGGACCAGGAATACCTGATACTAAGCGATTGTTTGCGTCAAAGTAGAATCCACTAGGTGCTACAAACTTAACTAATGCTCCTGCTGTAATATACTTTACATTGTTTGTAGAGTATGTACCTATTGGTACCGGAAGCTCACTGCCGTTAGTAATGTTAAAGAAGTAACCTGTCAATGAGTTTCCATCAACTGTACTGGCATTCCAATAAACGGTACCATCACCTGACGCAGAGTTAATTGAATATTGAGTGAAATTTTGAGTATAGTATTGAACTACTCTATTACTTGACAACACACTGTTCAATGTATCGGTTAAAAAAGTAATAATGTTACCAACTGTGTTTATTGTTAACGATTCAAAACCATTTGTTTCATCTTGCCACAATGCACCATCAGTTGCAAAACTGTTTAGACTTGAGTACTTGCCGGTGGGGTCTAGTAAGTCTAAGTTTTTACTAACACCAATACTTGAGCGATTGATAGCTTTACTTTTGATAATAGAACTATACAATGTATATGGAAAGTTATTGTAGTCTTCTCCATTAACCATACGGTTTTGAGTATAGTATCTAGTAGGAGCTCGTTGTTTGATTTGTGCTAATGGCTCTCTTGATTGTGCATTAGATACCGGTAATTGTAATTCTAAACCTAATGTCAATATTTCAGTTTTGCCTGTGCGATTTATATAGCTAATCGAAACAGTTATACCTTGCATCTCGGTTGGATCAATTGTGTAGGTCAATGCATTTCCTGCACGAACATATGCACGATATGTTCCTACTGGAATTTGACTAAAAACCCCGTCACCAAACACATAACTAACTTGGTCATTGAATCGTGAGTTTACCGAGAATATAGTTCTGTTACTAGTTTCAGTTTGTAGATAAGCATCAGCATAGATGTTCTCAACTTTATTCCAAAGAACTCTAGTTCCGTTGTTTGTGTTTAATTGATACAACCAAGTATCTTCGTTATTAATTCCTTCAATATCAATGTTTACAACTTGGTTAGCGATTTGTTGCTCTAATGTGAAGTCATAATTCTGCAAGATACCTTGCTTGAAATAGAAAAAGAAACCTGTATTTGGACTACCGTACCCTAATTTGTCGTTACGATACAACATATTGAATCTTCCACTAGGTGCTGGTGGAATTTCATACATATAATTTTCGTCTACACTTGTTACACTGCAAAGTTCAAAATTCATAGCAATGCCATCAACTACTGAAGTGAACGGTACAATAGGTAATGAAGCGTCGGGGATTCGCATGGTGTATTCGCTAGTAGTGACACCTAATAGATCAGAAACATTTCCAGGACGACCAACTCGTTGTGTGTCAACTAAAGCTGCATTAATAATAGTATTAAACTGCTCTAACCAACTTGGATTAGCAGGATCATTCCATAAAATAGGAAGATTGCTTAGGTTGGTACCATTCAAATCAGTAATATTCTGAGTTGTTTGAATGTTAACAATTTTTAAATACCCTTGGGCAGCAAGGTTACGTTTAGGAGTATAACTCACTAAATTTGCAAGTTTGATAACACTGTCTCTACGCTCGGCAGTGTCGATAAAGTTCTCACGGGTGTTTAGATCGTTTCTGAATGCTAAACCTTGACCCATAAACGCAATGACATCCAATAACGCAATGAATTCACTGGATTCGATATAGTCATTGAAGGTTTCAGGGTAATATACACGCAAGTAATCAATGAAACTTTTACGCAAAGTCTCATAATCATAACTTCTAAAATCGGCTTCACGAAATGTTTGGTAGATTGCTTGCCAATCATTTACGCCAAATAATGCAGATTGTCTTGAACTTGTAGCCATAGGTTTATCTCTTTTAAGTATTTATCATACCTAAAAACTGTCTTTTATTAGGATTTATTGTATTGCTGCAAAACTTGTTGAAGAACTTAGAAAAACATTCAACAGATTTGCTTGATTGAAGGGAGCTACAGCAACTTCTAATTCTAGTAAAATTCCATTCTCTTGCGGATATGCTTTCACAGTATTTACTAGAAGTCTAGGGTCTAAACTAGCGACCCGCTTTAATTCATTTTCTAATTTAAATTGAACATCAGCCGTGTTTGGTTCAAACACAAAATTCCATAAAGTGGTGCCATATCCTGGATTTCCAACCTTCTGTCCTTGTCGGATGTTCAACGCATTTACAAAGTCTTGAATAACTAATGGCTGGTTAACCAATCTGAATTTTCTACCAGTATTAACCGATCGTTGTACGGTACCAACACCCCCGTCGTTTCCTACGGGAGCATTGGTTGTTCTGGGTAAATTTGCACCTACTGTGCTGAATCCAATGTATTGAGGCATGATATTATTTATGCAACGTCACTGTCGTCTATGTCTATCAATACTGATTGATTTATAACGCTATCAATTGCTTCCAATCTACCTTGCAAGTCTTGACTTAATAGAATCCAGCTTGCTCTAGCAGATTCTAGCTGAGGATCTCCTGCAGGTAATGCATTCTCAAGTGTGAAATATTCTTCTCTCGCAGATTCGACTTGTTCAGTTAATCCTTCAATTTCTTCAAATGCACTATCAATTTGGTCATTCTGTGCCAAGATTGCATCCAACAATGCCGCCGCAGATTCGTCAACATCACCAAAGTTAGGCTTAGGAATTCTAGAATCTTCTAACAATGAGCTAATTTGCGCATTAACTTCAGCAATATTGTTTGTGTTCAATCCTATGCTTGGCATCTTGATTGCGCTAGCGCCACCAAAACCTATTGCAGACATGGCCGCGTTTAGTGGGCCTGCTTCTCCTAAAGGCAAGTCACCTAGAGCTAGACCGGCTAAGTTCTGACCGCCTGCTTGTAAACTGCTTAGTGCATTTGTGATTTGACTTGATGCCGCTGTAGGCAATCCGGCTGCTAATCCGGCTGCGCCTTTGACTGCACTAGGGAATGCAATCTTATTGAGTGCTCCGGTTACCGCGTTAGTAATAATAGAATTCAACGCAGGATTTTTAGGAATACCCAATGATCCTAGTGATTTATTCACTATAGAACCTACACTTAATTGCCCGCCCGGTAAACCAAACAATCCAGTACTCTTACTATTCTTACCAAATACACCTGCAATTCTACCGGCAGCATTTATAATAGAACCATATGCACCCAGCGTTTGATTCACATTCTTGCTAGTATTCAATACTTGTGATGCTCGTAAGATTTGACCTGTGTTAGTTAGAATCTTATTGATATCTCTAGTTGTTTTGATAACTTTCTTGTTGCCAAATATAGATGCACTCTTTCCTACACCACCAAACACACCTATTAAGCCACTAAGTGCTTGTGCAGATGTTTTAGCATTGGCAATAGTAGCTAGGCTTTTATTGACCTGTGATGTTACACCTATAATAGCATTTACATCTCTTGAAGCTTTGGCCAATGACTTGTTACCCACTGCTGTTCCAATAGTACCTATACTTCCTATAACTCCTGTTAAACCTCTTAGAGCTTGTGACGGATTTTGTGCTGAATTGAGTTTACTAATAGCTGTTATCCCGCCGGCAACTGCACTAGTGACTCTTGCAGTATTTCCACCTAATATCTGACCAGTAGTTCGTAATATTTGTGTTGCCGAAGTTAAATTATTTGATCTTGCTAAAGCATTGTCAATATTTGATGCTGAATTAGTTTTTAGATTTACCGGACCTCGAGGCAATGCTGCCAGCGATGATGCGATTAAACCAAATGCTGCTGCACTAGATCCTCTACTATTCAGCTTAGAACCTGCAATCAATCCTGCAACAGGAAGAGCAGCACTCATTATTGAACTTAACCCACCTGTACTTGATTCAGCTAAGCCGGCAGCATAATTACCTGAACTAATAGCATTAGTAATAGGGCCAGTCACACCCGGTAATCCTAAACTAGGCAATGATATGTTAGAAGCAAGTGATCCTAAGTTCTTCACTGCATTAATGGTGTTACTTACTCCTGCTGTTGCACCTGACATAATCATTCCGGCAATACTATTAGGCGATTCTTTTCCGGTCATCAATCCTGCGCCAGTCAATGCTGTCTGAGACTTTTGGAAGTTAGAAACCATACCAGAAATCTGTGCGCTTGGATTAGATACAAACGATGTTAGGCTAGATACACCACCTTGGCCAGTGAACAAGTTGTTAGGTAGTGCTTGTGATAATGGTGATCCAGATTTTATTAATGAATCTACTAGCGCAGAAGAACCGGGTTTTAATATTCCAGCAGACTCTAGTTGCGCAGGTGTTTGAGCTAATGCACCCAGTGATGCAACTTGTCCTTGAGCAGTTTGAACAATACCTGCACCAGTTGCTACGGCTGCTGCTGCGGCGCCAGTTGCCGCGTTTGTTGCAACAGCACTAACTATTGATCCAGTAGCTTGTGCATCCATTGCTCCGCTCATTGCAGGTGTAGGTGGAACAGTTGATAGTGCGGCTGGTTGTACTGGATTACCAGTTGGTGCTACTGCTGCCTCTTCATTTGCTTTTGCTACAGTAGAGCTAGGTGCTGATGGTAAATTATCACTAGCATTAGAGCTAGTGCTTACATTGACCCCTTGATTTGCATTAGACCAAGGTGTGTGTGCAGGTGTTCTAGTAGTAATACTCTTTAGTGTACCCGGTGATGCTATGTACCCTTTGACCGGTTCAAACATGGTGTCAGTGTGACCAATATCTTGCAATGGAGCAACTGCCTCTGGATCTGCACCTTGTCCAGTATTCAAATTAACTCTGCTACCATTGATGTAACAAGTTCCACCTGAATTAAAGCTTCCTTCACCGCCGGATTGAAAACTCATCGATCCGCCAACTTTATGAGTGTATTTTCCTGAGGTTTCTACTTTATAATCTGTTCCTACTTTTTGTGTAGTGCTCTTTTCAGACTGAATGTTAATGTCTTCGGCCTTAATGTTTAATTTTTTCTTAGCATGTATGTTTATGTTAGTGTCAGCATGAAAGTTTATATCACCTTGTGTTCGCACATTAAAACTATTTGTACAGAACATATCGATGGTGCCTTCTTTGCCCATCTCTACCCATGACTGACCGTTACTATGTATAATGAACAGTGTTTGCCCATCATCGCTCATTAGTATTTGATGACCTGCCGCTGATCTTATTCTAACTAATTGATCTCTGCCTATTAGATCACCGTCATCCATAACAATAGAATGGCCGCCTCTTCTAGAAATTACTGTCATGCCGGCAGAGTCTTTACCGGCCTGTGCGGCTTGTACAATACTAGCATCATTGTATCCACCTGAGTAAATTGGTCTACCGGGTGAACTTACTCCCCATCCTACACGAGAGGGGCTTTCTCGTTGTGCACCGGTAGTAATTGTACCTCGTAATGGATCACGAACTAATCCTTGCTTAAACAATATTGATGCCTGGTAGCTATGTACAGGCTTTGGTTCATCTAAGAAATTGTTGCCATCAGCGATAGCCTTGTTGTTGGTGTTAATGTTAGTTACTGGAAGCTGTGAAGCCCCGCCATAGCTTTGTGCTTCCCCGTTATTATTAGTAATAATATTTTCACTAGAGCCAATAGCAGGAACCATGTGCAACGCTTCTGCCTTGGGAGCACATCCAATATAGAATCCATAGTTAGGATCACCGTTGATGAATATGCAAATTACGCTTGTACCCAAATCAGGAGGACTGTTCCATACGCCGTAGCTAGCCGGGTTGGCGGCAAAGTCACCGTCACCTGTAGTACCTGCAGTTGGTTCAACGAACCCATAAAAGGGACTCATATATGATACTGTTACCCAGCCTGCAGGATTATCAGGGTCATCACTTCCTAGATCAGTAATATATACTTGAATGCGTCCGGTTCGTGTAGGGTCTACGTTATTTTTTACTATACCAAATACAGGTACACTTCTAACAACACCTCCACCGGAATCCGGTTTACTTGCCTTTGAGGCTCCCGCCGGTTTAAAAATATCTTCTGCCATTATGCTCCTCTGCCCCCGCCAAGGTAGTCTTGCTGCCATGCAGCCTCAATGGCTGCATCATCATTTGCTACTCCTTTAGTAGTGGTGTCTTGTGTAGTTGCAGGTGTTGATGATCCCACTGATTGATTTCCACCAGTAGTACCAGTAGATGGTGGAGGATCAGATTTTAATCCTGCAGGTGGAGGATATCTAGACGCTAAATTTTGAGTTTCTCTAGAGTTGTTAGCAGCAGCTTCAGCCGATGTTCTGTTTTGCTCTCGTTCTTCTAATATAGTTGTTCCCTTTACATCAGCAAAAGTGTTTATCTTACATTCTAGTTCTTGTGTAAACTTACCCCCTCTGAAATTATGTGTTATTCTAGTAACTAGATAGCTTATTGCCCCTTCTAATTGTTTAGCAATAGAAACAGGATAATTAAAAAATAATATGTCTGTGTTTATTTTCATCAATCCGGTATCGTGTTCGTAATCAACTGCTTCTAGAAACTTAATTTCAATAAAAACTTGTCCAGATTTAAAATCGATGGTGTATCCATCAGGTCCGTAAAATGATTTTGCATCATCATTTATGTTAGCTGTTTCATTAGAAAGCCAATCAGGGTCACCTAAAATTTCTATTTTTGCATTAGCCCAATCTCTCGGTGTCATTAGGTCAGTGGTTACACTATTTTGTGCCTCTTTACCTACACCCAATTTACCTAATTTGTCGGCTGGTTGAACTTTACTCGTTACTAAAGGAACCTGTGCATTACCACCAGTAGCAGTACTTGACGCATCGCCGCCGCCTAGTGACACGTTAAAGTATGCGTTATTCATTGATTGTTCGTATTTAATAACTTCAGAGTTTTGTCCAGTCCACCAGTATTCGTATCGTTTGACCGCACCATAATATGGAGTAGTCTTATCGGCATATGCGGACATTAACACTGGAATCTCATACGTTCGAACCTGGTATTCAATATCAAACACCCAATCTTTAATAATGGTATCAAATTTAGTTCCTGAAATTACAGGTGCTATGTTGAACCACTTTAATCTTTTATTACTGTCAATTTTTTCTGCTGACTGACTATTTGTTTCTGAATTGGGTTGTTCAGCAGTAGTGTATACCGATTTTAAACCATTGACCAAATACTCACTTTGCGTTATCACACTAGTGATAGCTTGTAGAATTGGGGTGTCTCGGTTAAATGCAACTGTTCTTTCATTACTATTGGGTTGTGCTTTTATTGACAAACTATCATTAACAGTTTTCTTGTCAGTTGGGTTAGCCATTGGCCATTTGATTTTACTTGTATCGGCTAAACTAACAATAGAAGATTGGGCAATACTATCAGCGTCACCTAGAAATCGTATACTATAAGTGTTACCAAATTCTCGCTTTTTAGCATTAACATCATCTGCTTGATCCTTTGTCATCTTTACCATCAACTGGTTAAGAATCTGCTGTACATTATTTCCCACTAATTGAGTAGCACCTTTATCAATAACACCTCTTTTTTGACCTAATGCACTAGCTATTGGAAGAGATGCTGCCTTGATGCTGTATGTTGTTGTTTTACCGTCAATTTTGAATGCAATCTCAGTAATGTTAATGTCGTAAAATCGTTGAAAAGTAGGATCAGGATCATCAATCAAGTTAGATTGAGTTATAATGTTTCCTGCAGCGTCATATCCTAAAAACTTTAATCCCAATATGAAAAACTGTCGGCTAGCATTAGTGCTATTTTTATAATTGATAGTTGTCGAATATCTTTCCAATGCTTCTTTAGCTCTTTTTAAGTTAGTGATAAACGACAGACCATATGCTTCTGTAATGGTAAAGTCAAAACCTACATTGATTGTAGGTGATGCTGTACTATTACCGGTAACGGCTGACACGATTTTTAAATTATCAATATAATAGTCATATTCAAATCCAGGGGCCCTAGTAACAGGATTGTTGATACCACCGCTTTGGGCTATTAAATATGCACCGGATTGATTTTCTACTGACTCTCTAACACCGTTAAACATGAAGATATCTTTTCTACCTGAACGATTGAATTCGTCAAGTGCGTCAGGTGTGATCATATATAATGACAACTGATAGGTGTAACTTGAGTACCTACTCAATGGATTAAATCTGCGAGAACCTACGCCTGAATTTTCAGATACTCCGGGAGAGCCAGCTTGGGTGGTTCCCGTATTTGATGTTACTGGGTTAGAATTTACTGTGGCACTTTGTTGTGGTGTCTCATCAGATACTACACCGGTTGGTACAAATGCACTTTCATACCCTGAATAATTATAGCCATTCGAATCGTCAGCCATTATTAAATACCTAATGCTCTTTTAAGTGTATCCATTTTAGGAAGATATATCTCAGTACCTGTGATGAAATCGAAATAAGGATCCTTCAATCTATTTGGATTCCTTTGGGCAAAAACCCACCAAAGTCTTGCATCGCTATACAAATCATATGCCAATAAATCAGGCCTAAATTCATAAACAGGGGTTATTGGCCAAAACACATCAGAACCTAATGCTGGTATAGGTCTATTAATCATAGTGTCTAAGAATTTCTTATCAACTACATCCGTATTTGCATATGGACTTGTTGCCGGATATATATTATTAATCGATGCCATTACCAGATACCTCCACCTTGATCTCCTCGTTGTGATCCCTTCAATAATTCACCTGAAGCATAATCACGCAGGCTGAAGTTTTCACTTATATCTCGTCTACTTACTATCGGTATAGCACCTATTTGAATTTGTAGTTTTGTGGGAACATAGGTGGGTTCAACTGTCCCGGGTGCATTACCGTTTCCTTTTAATAAAGACCATTCAGGAGGCATAGGTAACCCGCCGGATCTAATACCGGAACTTGCAGTTCTTAGATTTGTAGGGTTGTCTGCAAATCTCGCGGCCGCGGCTGAGTCAGCGGCGTCAGAGCTATTAGCTGTCACACTAGCACGAATATAATCCACATCATTTGGTAAACTGTAACTGAAACTGGTAATAGCTATTGGGTGTTTATTGAATTGGAATTCTCCTAAACCGTACATATAACACAAAGGTGGGGGAGTCCCGTTAACTGGATCTTGATCATTTCCATAGAACATTTTAGTCATAGACTTAAAAAAATGTATTGCCGCTAGCATATAATTGGCTTCATATGTATCCTGAGCAGTGAAATCTCCAGTTATTGATATAGAATCAACACTACTATTTTTGTATTGGAATATTTTATAATTACTATGTGCCACATCAGCAGTGTCATATGTGGCTGCATACTGTATTTGAATTTGAGGTGTGTAGGGGAATATAACACCGTTAGTTTCTGCTAATGGTGCCATAATGCCCGGATTGGGTGAATTGTATAAGTATCCGGATGCCCCGGGTGCAAGACTTAACCTAACTCTCCAATCACTAATTTCGGCATAGTTATAGTAATCCTGAGCCGACCCTTGTTGTCTTGTTTCACTTATTGATCCTTGAAGTCCTCGTGCCATAGTAGTATTATCCTTATCTATATTTATCTGATAAATATAATGCGCTTTTTACCTTTTCCTCTATCTTTCTATTGCTTTTCTGCAAAGAAAGTGTTACACTTATCTCAACAAAACTACGGAGCCATATGAGCCTATTACCAGCACCAAGAAAACCTGTAAATTACTTAAACAACAAAGACATTCTCAAAGAGATTCACGAAAGCAAAACAACGTATTGTTATTTCACAAAACCAGAGTATCATCGCTATGATTATATCGTTGATATGCCGCAAGAACCATTAGAAAAATGCTATGAACATGCATTCTCTCCCGAGGTTATACAGCAAGCAAAAGAAACACGAGCCCATAGATTATCTATTGAATCCGGCTCTACCGTAGACCCAAATTCAATATCAACTAATGATTTAGTATTTAGAATAATGACTTGGGATCATGTGCCCGTAGCGCAAAAGCAACCTAGAAAAACAGTAAAAAAGAAAACAGCAAAAGATATCTTTGAATTTGATGAACAGGATGAGATTTTTGCAGATTTAGAAGATGCCGCACCAATAAAAGCAGATGTTGACGATATGGTGCATGTCAAGGTTAATTTTCCCCCATTCCAACATTACAAGATAGACGAGAACAATAGTTTTTATTGCATTGGGAAAAGTCATTGGGAAGGTGACTTAGAAACTGGAAATTTCAACAAAGATCATGGTCAAATAACTAATAAGTTGGCCCGCATGTATATCATGATGTGCGAAAAATATGCTATGAAATACAATTGGCGCGGTTATACTTACAACGATGAAATGCGTAACAGTGCCATTCTTCAATTAACCTATGTTGGTTTACGATTCAATGAAGCCAAATCGGCAAACCCATTTGCTTACTACACGGCTGCTATTACAAACAGTTTCTGCCGTGTACTAAACACAGAAAAACGCAATCAAAATATTAGAGATGACATTTTAGAAATTAACGGATTAAACCCGAGTTGGAGTCGTCAAGGTTCAGGGGCAGGTGCTCCATCTTTTGAAGAATAATCAATATTTTATCCCTAAATGATAAATAAGTGTATCATTCATTTAGGGTTATAAAATGTTCATTTACAAAATCACTGTTGTTCCTTTAGGAGAAGTATACATTGGGTTAGATACAAAACCTGAGTATAAAAAATCTCGTTGGAAAACACACTGCAAGGAATCAATCACTAATCCTAAAGGAAAATTACACAAAGCTATTAATCATTATGGACCTGATAATTGTGTATATGAAGTAATTGACGCTGGGTTTGATTCTATATCTCAACTCGCATTAGCAGAAATAAAATATATTAGTCAATATAATTCTTATAAGAATGGGCTTAATAGCACACCCGGTGGTGATGGATTGAACAATGATTTAACTATGTTCACTGATGAAGAAGTAGTAATTATTAGAGAAGCATTAGGTGAAAAATGGAGGTTGTTCAACAAGAAAAAATGGGAGGGTACTACTGTTGAAGAACGACAAGAAATGATTAGGCACTGTCACACAGATGATGCCCGTAAGAACAGATCGACTACCTTAAAAGGATATTATGATTCAGTAGCCGGAGCAAAAGAAAAACATAGTGCTGGAATAAAACAATGGCAAAAAGAAAATCCAGATCTCGCAAAAAAATATAGAGTACAGAACGGATTAAAAGGTGCTGAAAAAACATCCAAAAAGGTTACCTTATTGCGTGACTCCGGAGAAGTAGAAGTGTATACTAGTATCAGTGAGTTCCAAAGACAAACAGGTCAGTGGATGAGTACTATTCGAGAAAAATCAAAAAACGGGGAATTTTATAATGGATACAAACTTAAGGACAATGAATGAATTTATTTAAGAAGGCAGCAGTTTTCACCGACGTGCATTTTGGCCTTAAGTCAAACAGCCTGCAACACAATCAAGACTGTGCCAATTTTGTAGATTGGTTTGTTACCCAAGCAAAGAAAGAAGGATGTGAGACATGTTTCTTTCTGGGTGATTATAATCATCACAGAGCCAGCATCAACATTCAAACACTACAATTTGGTTTACAAGCATTGGAGAAATTAAATGGTAGCTTTGATACTGTATATTTTATCCCAGGCAACCACGATCTTTATTATCGTGATCGCAGGGACATTCATAGTGTTGAGTGGGCTAAACATTTACCGAACGTTAAAATCATTAACGACTTCTTCCAACAAGGAGATGTAGTCATAGCGCCGTGGCTTGTACAAGATGATTACAAGAAATTAAAAAAACTAGGTGGCAAATATATGTTTGGTCATTTAGAATTACCTCGCTTCTATATGAATGCTATGGTTGAGATGCCAGATCACGGTGAGATTAATGAAGACTATATGACTGGCTTTGAGAAAGTATTCAGTGGTCACTTTCATAAACGACAATCACGAAAGAACATTTGGTATATTGGTAATGCTTTCCCGCACAACTATGCTGATGCAGGTGATGACGCACGTGGTATGATGATTTTAGAATGGGGAACTGAACCAGTGTTTCATAGTTGGCCAAGACAACCAATCTATCGTGTACACAAATTGTCAGATATTTTAGAAAACCCAGAAGGCTATCTTTTGATTGACAGTCATGTTAGAGTACATCTTGACATTGATATTAGCTATGAAGAAGCTAACTTTATCAGAGAAACATTAATTCCAGAACATAAATTAAGAGAAATGACATTAATTCCAATGAAGGGCGAAGCTGTTGAGCAAGGTCAGAATGGTGATGGACTACGATTTGAATCGGTAGACCAAATTATCATTGACCAAATCAATGCGATTGAATCAAACAGCTTTGATAAAAAAATTCTATTGGACATTTACAATACTCTATGAACAAAGTCAGCAACTACTTAATGAGTATCAATAGACCACCCTTTGTTGACGGGCGACAAATAGCACAAGCAACACCTTGTATTAGTTACGGCAGGCCTGCATGGTTTATTTCATGCTATGACGGATACACTACTTTAGAAAATCCTGTGTTCACTGACGAAGATGGATTAAACGGAGCAACAACAATAAAAGAATACGCAAAGAATTTAGGATATTATGATTACACTTAAAAATATAACTTTACGAAACTTCTTATCTATCGGACAAGTAACACAAGCAGTAGACTTTGACAAAAAAGAGTTAACACTTATTCTAGGTGAGAACTTAGACTTAGGTGGTGATGGTGCTCGTAATGGTACAGGCAAGACTACACTAATTCAAGGCTTATCTTATGCACTGTTTGGTGTGCCTATAAATAGCATTCGCAAAGATAACTTGGTCAATCGTACCAATGCCAAAGGCATGTTAGTTACATTAGAGTTTAATATCAATGGAACTAACTACAAGATTGAACGAGGTCGCAAACCAAATATTTTGAAATTCTATGTCAATGATGTTCATCAAAAGGCAACAGAGGATCAACAAGGTGAGAACAAAGAAACACAAGCAGTTATCGAACGAGTCATTAACATGACTCCTGATATGTTTCGCCACATTGTTGTACTCAATACATACAGCGAGCCATTCCTTGCACTAAAGAACAACGAACAAAAAGATATCATCGAACAATTACTGGGCATCACATTGCTTAGTGAGAAGGCAGATGTTGTTAAAGAAATGATTCGTCAAAGTAAAGATGACATTCAACAAGAAGAATTCAAAATCAAAGCAATTGAAGAAGCCAATAAACGAGTCAAAGAACAAATCGATGCAATCAAACGTAGGCAAATGCTTTGGTTAAAGAAGCATGATGAAGATTTGGCTATCCTTGCAGTTGAATACGATGATTTGAGCAAGATTGACATTGAAACTGAATTACAAGCACATAAAGATTTGGCAGTATGGGATCAACAAAAACAACAACATGACGCCTATGAGGCACTGATTGCTAGACAAACTGCTTGGATGCAAAAGCAAGACAAAGATATTAACGCACTCAAACTTAAAATGGATGAGCTAAGTCACATCGATTTTGTTGCAGAGCTAAAGGCTCATCAGGACTTGATTGAATATAACAAACAAGTACTGTTGAAGACAGCGTATGATAGTAAGATTGAAAGTCTTAGAAAAGAGATTACCAAAGAAGGTAAGAACTACGATAAGCTAACACAAGAAGTTACTACACTAAAAGAACACAAGTGCTATGCGTGTGGACAAGATTTTCACGATGACCAACACACTACTGTATTGGATAGTAAGATTGAATTGTGCAATGCTAGCAAAAGCCATTTAGATGACTTGAAGTTCCAACTAGATGAACTAGTTACTAACCCAATAATTGTAAATGATAAACCTACAACACATTATAAGACAGAGGTTGAAGCGGTTCGGCAGTCAACGGAAATTGATAACATCAAAAAGCAGATTGACGAGAAATCCAGCGAAAATAACCCCTTTAGTGAACAACTTTTTGACACACCTAGCGTCACTCTTGGCAAAAGGCCATCTACTCATTACGATACCGAAGCCAAAGCAGTTGAGCACAGAGCAAAGGTATCATCTTTACTATCACAAATTGAGAGCAAAGCGACGGAAGCTGATCCATATCAAGAACAAGTTGTTGATATGGAAAGACAAGCTTTGCAAGAAATAAAATTCGATGCCATCAACGTATTGACAAAAACAATGGAACATCAAAAGTTCTTACTTGACTTGTTAACTAGCAAAGACAGTTTTGTTCGTAAAAAGATCATTGATCAAAACTTAAGTTACTTGAACAGTCGGTTGACTCACTACTTAGACAAGATTGGTTTACCTCATCAGGTTGTTTTCAAAAATGACTTACAAGTTGAAATCACTGAATTAGGTCGTGACTTAGACTTTGATAACTTGAGTCGAGGCGAAAGAAACAGACTAATCTTAGGATTGAGTTTTGCATTCCGTGATGTTTACGAAAGCTTATACGGGCCGATTAACACATTGTTTATTGATGAGTTGATTGACAGCGGCCTTGACACAATGGGTGTCGAGAACAGTCTTGCTATCTTGAAAGATATGAGTCGCCGTCGTCAAAAATCAATTTGGCTAATTAGTCACCGCGAAGAACTTGCAGGTCGTGTCCCGAACGTACTAAAAGTTATCAAGGAGGGAGGATTTACTTCCTATTCAAGCGCATCTGATATGGGATAATCTTTGTAAGATTTACACATAAATGATAAATACAATGTAAGACTTGAAAGGATTAGTTATGTGGTATGTTTATATATTGTACGATCCTAGAAACGGAAAACCTTTTTATGTCGGTAAGGGTAAAAAGTACAGATTATCTGCGACGGTCAATGTCAACCAAACCGGAAATTCGTTGAAACGAAAATTCTTATCTGAGTTGAAAGTGGCCGGGTTAGAACCAAAGTTAGAAATAATAGCTGAGTATGCCGAAGAAATCGATGCATTCAACCACGAAAAAGAACTAGTCAGTAAATATGGAAGAATCATCAAAGGTGACGGTATTCTAACTAACTATTCAGAGGGCGGTGACTCTAGTAATGTAGGCTGGGTTCCATCAGATAAGACTCGGCGCCTTTGGTCACAACAACGCACTGGAGCTAAACAAACTCTAGAACATATACAAAAACGAGTTAATAAAAATGCAGGACAAAGAAGATCCGAAGATCAAAAACGAAATTGTTTATTAGCAAGTATTCGCAGAACAAACCCAGAATTAAAGGTTCAAATTATTCAAGCCCTTGAAACCATCACATACGAGCACGGAACATACAAAAAGTTAGCTAAAAAATTCAACTGTCACCATGAGTTGATAAGTAGAATACACAAAGATATAAATTTATACAAAGAGGCATTAGATGGGTGGATCAAAAAGTAAAAATAAGGGCAGCTCTTTTGAGAGAGAAGTTGCAACCTTTATGAGCAAACTCTATAATGAGTCTTTTGTTCGAGCACCTCACAGTGGTGCTTACATAGGAGGCACCAATTCGTATAGAAAAGAATATCTAAGCGAGAATCAAGCAAAATCTTTTAAAGGTGATATCATTCCACCAGATGGATGGAATCAATTTAACGCCGAGGCAAAGAGTTACGCTGACTTTCCCTTTCACTTAGTACTTACAGGAGAGTGTAAGCAACTAAATAGTTGGCTAGATCAACTCATGGCAGTTGCTGAATCAAACGATGTAAACATATTGTTTATGAAATTTAACCGCAAGGGTAAGTTTGTTTGCGTTCAGAGTAAACTAACATGGATCACAGATCAATTTCTATATTATACTTCTGAAAAGTACAATGATTGGATTCTCATTGAATTTGATCACTTTTGGAAGTACAACAAAGATTTATTCAAAACATACGCATCAGGCGCAAATACAACAGACACCAAGTCATCAATCGAAAATCTTAAAACCAAAGATATACTCTCTACATTAAAATAAAAACACTTTAGTCTTTAAATTTGTTTGGTCGGGGATCCTCGACTCTCCTTGAGATTGTACAGATAGTGCTGTGCCGTTAGATTCTGGAGTAGCAGAAATTAATTTTTCTGGATATACCGAGAAGGCAATCGACAAAGCGAACCTTCAACAAGTCTATAGCAACTTTATCTTTAAGCTATAGAATGTGCGTTGCGAAGGCGTCAATTGAAAGATCATTGATAGACCTAACTACAGTCCCATAAACTTTACAGAGCAACCGGTAGCGTAGATGTAGCAGAAATAGCTGACACTACGGGGAAAAGATAACAATGGATGACGGGCAAGTAAACCCTTTACCAATGGTGGTGCTTTTTAGCACTACCATGGCTTCAAGTGCAAGTACTAATGTTATGTTATCCATGATAGAATAAACAGTAATTAAAGTTAAACAGCATAAGAACGAGCGTAGCGAAGTTCTTAGATGTCCGAAGGACATCTTTAAAAGAGAAACAAGATAAAAAGAATAAGCCAATAATTGACTAAATGAATAGTTACGGCTAAAGAAAGAATAAAAAGAAAACCAAATTAGAAGAACGGGAGTCCTGATTTCTTAGTGACTTCTAAGTTACTGTCTATGAGTTCTTTTAATTGCTCACGTTCGGAAGTGGACATATTCAGAACATCTTCATATGTCGCACCACCCCTCATATACCATGCCATGGACATGGCACTTTTCTTTATATCATTGACGGCATTTTCATAGCCGTCAAGAAGCTTCTGTATGCCTTCTGGGTCAAGGCGGAGAAGCGTTAGACGAAAAAATCGCTGGTATTCAATGTGAACGGTTGTTCATACTCATTGGAACAGTGAACACACTTGATTTTTAATGGTTTAATTTCTGTTTGAGATTTTAAGTCTGCATTGTAATCACGCAATGTAACATACATGTTTTTATCACAATTATTCAAGAAATCTAAAATAAATTCTTTATTATCAACACGGGCTGACGGAGTATCAATGTATTCAATAGCACCTGTCAACAACTTGATGGTTAACTGTGTTATTCTTTTTAGTGCTTCTTGACCACGTGTTTTGCGAATTTCTTCATCGGTTTCGTTTTCTAACATGATAAACACACGTTGAATTTCGATCTGCCCAATGCTGGCCTCGTTCATTTCTTTATATGACAATGGTCTAAATTTGATTTTCAAATCATTTATTTCTAGGTCAGTCTCATAATTGCCTGGTCGCATCTGACTTAGCATATTTATAAGGTTTATTCCATACTTACCAATATCTTTACATGCAGGACATTCGGATTCAATTTCCATGTCGTTTCCACCACCTGCTGCACGAATGCCAATCAAAATTGCGTCTAAGTCCATGCTATTGATGGCCCACGGATCTTTGATGTTTGGTACACAGCTTTTCATCAATTCTGCCATAGCAGTACCGTTGTACAATGCGTCAGGGGTTTTTGTAGTAATCTCATCTATGGCTGTCATAGGGAAGATTGGGATTTCGCCGTTAGTGGGCATGTCTATTACCCCCTGCGGATAATATTTACCACCGCTAGGTAATTTTACATATACTGCTGGTCGACGGAAATACTGTTTCAGCGGGTTGTTATCTAATGCCATTTTTGTTCCTTTTAAGTTAAAATCGGGTCATTGCCCAATACTAAATACTCTATATTTATTTGGTAAAATACATGGATGAAAATAATCAAACCAGTCAAGAAATCTTAGAACAGCTACGCATACAAACGGATGCTGTTAACTCCTTAGCCGGTGTTTTTGCAAAAACAATGACTAAAGAACAGCGTGAGCAATGGATGCTTGACCAAAATGTTAAGCGTACTGGAACTGCGTTTGATAATTTAGGTAATAATCTAAGAGAACTATCTGAAGCTGAAAAAGCTAGAATTGCCGGAGAACGAGAGGCAGCAGCCGCAACTAAATCACTAAAAGAAGCAGGCGCTGCAGCCACTAAAGGATTATTCAATTTATCTAGCACATTAACAAATACATCAGCAGACCTTACTAAGTGGGGTTCAACTATTGGCGGTGTTGGTGATGTTGCAATGTCTGTTGGAAAACACTTTGGTGTTTTAGGTAATACAATTGGAGGTGTAATTAAGGGCTTTAGTGTTATGGCCCCCATGTTACTTGATCAAACTCAGAAGATGCTTAAAGCTTTTGACAGCTTGAGCGAAATGGGTGGCACTACCAACATGACGACTGAGCAAGTTAGACAACTTGGTCGTGCTTCAGGATATACAGTAGACAACTTAGACAAATTTGTCAATTCTGTAAAAATCGTTGGTAAAGATATAAATGCATTGGGTGTTAACTCTGCCGCTGGCACCAAACTGTTTGGACAGATGACTGCGGTAGGTGAAAAGAACATACAAGCTTACAATCGTTTAGGTATCAGTCAAGAGCAATTAACTGAAGCTCAGGCGATGTATGTTAAACAAAGCTCTAATGCTGGTATGGTTTTGTCAAAAAGTCCCAAAGAACTACAAAGAGCATCATTAGAATATGTAGATCAACTAGTTAAGCTCAGAGAATTAACTGGTATGTCAGTCAAAGAAAGTCAATCGGCGCTTGAACAAGCTCAGGTACAAGAAAACTTTAATGCATATATACACGCCAAATCTATGGAAAGGGCAGAGTTAGAGAAAAAAGCAGAAGCAGAGACTGATCCTATCAGGAAAAAAGAACTTGAGGCCAGGGCTGATCAGATATCTGGCGTTATAAAATCTAAGAATGAATTGGCTGCATGGTCTCAGGCTAATGAAAGCGCCAGAAATTCTACAGCATTACTACAAAGTATATCTAGGGATACTGCTCCTGTTTACACACAAACCAATGCGCAATTCTTGACTGCAGGTAGAAACATTGAAGGAGTTGCTTCAACGCTAAACAAGGGTCAAAGTGCATTACGTGATTATCAAGCTGCAATTGTCAAATCAGGTGATTATGTACGAAAAACATTGGGAGAAAGTGCATACGCATACGGGGATTCATCTAAGCAAATTCAAGAAGCATTTGGATATGACAATCAAATGCGTAAGGAATCAGCTAAGTTAATAGACATGCAAACACAGGCAGGAAGAGATCGAATTGCCGCAGAAGATAAAGCCACAGCAGAACAAATAAAAAGACGAAAAGAACAAGGCGAAATTTTAGATGCGTCTGGCAAACCAATGCGTGATGGTGCAAAAGATACAGAGAACACTGTACTATCATTAGAACGTGCATTACGTGGTTTAAAAGACGATTTATTGGGAGCACTGAATCCATTTACTAAGTCTACATTTGCAGCCAGTGCCGCTAGTGCAGCCTTAGCAGCCGCGGCAGGAATAGCCGCATATAAGTTAGGTAAGATGGGAGTAGGCTCTGCATTAGGTGGTGTCGGTGACTTAATGAACAAAGGTTTACCTGGTGGAGCAGGCCCAATGTCCGGCGGCGGCCCAAAGATGCCTGGTGGCTTATCACCTGACGATTTAAAGAAATATCAAGACCTACGTAAAGGTGGAATGGCTGCTTCAGAGGCACAAAGACAAGTAGGTGGCTTCAAGAGTTTAGTAAAAGCTGAAAACGCCATTACTGGTGCAAAAACAGTAGCAACGGCAGCACCAGTAGCCGCAACAGCCGCAGGTGGAGCAGGAACTGCCGCATCAGCCGCAACAGCAGCCGGTACTGCGCTTTCTAAATTAGCAGGACCTCTTGCAGGTTTATCTAAAGCAGCACCATTGATCGGTACTGTTGCGGCTGTTGGTACAGGCGTAGTAGATGCATATCAAGGTATAAAGAAAGCTGACAAAGACCTTAAAGAAGGTAAGATTACTAAAGAAGAAGCACGTGTTGAAAAAGGTGAAGCTGTAGGTGGCGGAACTGGAACAGCAATTGGCGGAGCCGCAGGCGCATTAAAAGGTGCAGCCGCAGGTGCTGCTATTGGTTCTGTAGTACCTGTATTAGGTACAGCAGTAGGCGGTATTATTGGTGCAGCATTAGGTGGTTGGTTAGGTAGTAAAGCAGGTAAAGCTATTGGTGAAGTTGCCGGTGGTGGTATTGCTAAGATGACCGCCGATGCTGATAAGAAAGTTAATGAAGCTTCTAAGAAAGCAGAAGTTAAGAAAGATGATAGTCTTGTTAAAGATACTAAGGCAGGAAATGATGTAGTTAAGGTATCCATTGTCAAAGTAGAAGATCCAAATTTAATGAAGTCATTGGGTGCAATGACACCTGGTGCAACAATGGCATCTTCGGCCCCGACAACTGGCCCGCAGATGGCTTCAGCTAAACCTGCTAGTGAAAACAAAGATGTCAGTAACAAACTAGCTGAATTAGAAAAGCGACGAGAAATATTTGAGAAAAAAGGCCCTGTTTCAAGCAGCGCACAAAGCGAACTTGCATACAAAAATATCCTACAGCAAATGGATAGAGCGATTGCAAATGAGAAAGCAAAGGCAAGTGCACCTAAAGCCGCAGTAGGTGGAATATTTGATGGACCTAAGTCAGGTTATCCAGTTGAATTGCACGGTAAAGAAATGATTACTCCGTTGGGTACAGGTATGAAGACTGGTGGTTTAGACGATGACCGTGCTGCCCAAAACGAAGAACTAGAAAAAGAAATAGAAGCTATCACTAAGTTGAAAGATAGCTTAAAAGAATCTGACATGATGTTTACTAAATTGTCTGGTTCAGTAATGAAATTGAACAAGCTTGAAGAAGAAAAGATAGAGAAACAGGAAGAAGAAGTTGATGCGTTGTCTGATGCACAAGATAAACTAAAGAATGTATTTAAGGGTGCAGAATTTGACCTATCAAAGTTCTCTGGTAGAGTAAGAGTATTGACTGAAACTGAATTAGGCGCAGGAGCAGGTACTAGCACACCGGCTCCATCAACTGCCCCACCGGCCGGCGCATCTGGTGGTACAGGATCCACACCACCAATGGCAAGTATGGGAGGCGGAACACCGCCACCAGTCAAACAAGATGTTAAACAAAACTTAGGTGATGTCAAAGCCGCATTAATGAAGCGTGGTATGGGTGATGAGAAGTATCTCAACGCTGTGCTAGGTAATGTGATGAAAGAGTCCGGTGGTAAAGTTGTAAACGAGAATCTAAACTATGGCAAAACATCTAATGACCGAATACGATCTATATTTGGTTCTAGAGCCAGCGGTAAAACAGACCAAGAATTAAATGAAATCAAATCGAATCCAGAGTCGATGGGCGAGTTCATGTATGGTAAAAATACTAAGATTGGTCAAAGCATGGGCAATCTTGAACCGGGAGATGGTTTCAAATATAGAGGTCGCGGATACATACAGTTAACTGGTAAAGCAAACTATGCAGCCGCATCAAAAGCAATTTTTGGTGATGACACTCTAGTTAAGAATCCTGATTTAGTTAATGATCCAAAGATAGCGGCTGATGTAGTTGCTTGGTATATGGAAAAAGGTAAATCTAGAATGGCTACGTCTATGGGCATAGATGAAAAGAATATGTCCCAAGAACAAGCAAACTTGTTAGCTACTAGTCAGATTGCAGGGGGAGATGTTCGAAAGAAAGGTGCATATGTTGGTAATGAACTTATGCAAAAAGTTACTGCATTTGCTGGCTCTCAAGATATTCAAAATATACAACCTACTAGCGGCGGAACAATGGTCGCCGGAGTGAAGAAAAATGATATACCTAAGGCGCAAAAAGGCGGAGTATTTGAAGGGCCTGATACAGGTTACTTAGTTGAATTACATGGAAATGAAACTGTAGTACCTACTGATAAGATTGCAAGTATTGCAAAGAAACCAGTTAAAGTGGGTGCGTATGATGAAAAGACACAAACAATCACTGACACTGAAGCTTGGAAAAAGATATTGCATTCGGGTATTGCAACAAATTATGACATGGGCCCTGCTAAAGTTGGCACAGAACAATTTGGCCCTGATGCAGGTAATGTTTTAGGTGATAGATTAAAAGAGATTATGGATATGGATAAAACTTCTTTAACAGATGCTATTAAGCAATTGCAAGAAGAATTCAAAGCCGCAACTCAACAAATGGTAAAGGACTTAGCACAGAATGCTGCTGCACCTATTGTTGAAGGTGCAGATGAAAGCGTTATGGCTGAAGTTGCTAAATCTATGACCGAATTAGTTAATAAGATGAGTGAAAGCAATGACATACAAGGCAAGATATTACAGTATTCACAAGTTTGACACTAAATACTGTTAACCAGATAAAGTTATGACATACAAAAAGAAATTTTTAAACAGAAGCGGCGTTTCTAGTCCAATCTCCGGAGGCAATAGCAATCAAGGAGCATGGAACGGAAGCCCTGGCCAAAACGGCAGTTCTACTGGCGGATGGAATAACAATGAATTTGGTTATAAAAATTACGGTTCTAGACTTCCTGAAGTCTATTCTGGTCATCCAAACCGTATCGAACGATACAATCAGTATGAAATGATGGACGTTGATGCTGAAATTAACGCATGTTTGGATATTATTTCAGAGTTCAGTACAATGAAGAACGAGCAAAATAAAACTCCTTTTGCTTTTGAATTTAAAGATGATCCTACTCCGCACGAAGTAGAATTACTAAAGACACAATTACAACAATGGTGTAAGTTAAACGAATTTGATGTGCGACTGTTCAAGATATTTCGTAACTGTATTAAGTTTGGCGATCAAGTATTTGTTCGTGACCCAGAGAACTTTAAGCTGTACTGGGTTGACATGCTTAAGGTCATCAAAGTTATCGTTAATGAAAGTGAAGGCAAGAAGCCCGAGCAGTATGTTATTAAAGACATTAACATCAATTTACAAAACTTAACAGTAGCGCAAAAAACTAACACAGACTTTGCTGCCAACCCTGCAACTGGATTTGGTGGCACCGGCGGTGGCGGAACAGGTGGTGGCTACACTGTACCTGCTATGCCGTATAATACTACCGGTAGTCGATTTACTTTGGGTCAGAGCGAGTCAGCCATAGATGCTAAACATGTAGTTCATCTAAGTTTGACGGAGGGTCTGGATCGTTTCTGGCCCTTTGGTCAATCAATCTTAGAAAACATTTTCAAAGTCTATAAACAAAAAGAATTACTAGAAGACGCTGTTCTTATCTACCGAGTACAACGAGCACCTGAACGTAGAATGTTCAAGATTGACGTTGGTAACATGCCAAGTCATATGGCTATGGCATTCGTTGAGCGTATTAAAAACGAAATTCACCAGCGTAGAATCCCATCACCATATGGTGGTTCTAGTGTAGTGGATGCTACTTACAATCCATTATCAATGAATGAAGATTACTTCTTCCCTGTCACTGCTGACGGAAGAGGATCAAGTGTTGAAGTATTACCTGGTGGACAAAACTTAGGTGAGATTGATGACTTGCGTTACTTTAATAACAGACTAGCTCGCGGTTTGCGTGTGCCAAGTTCATATTTGCCTACTGGACCTGATGATAACACAACACCATTAAGTGATGGTCGTGTTGGTACAGCTATGATCCAAGAGTTTCGTTTTAATCAATACTGCGAACGACTACAGAACTACATTGCATTGAAGCTTGATGAAGAATTCAAACTGTTCTTGCGTTGGAGAGGATTGAACATCGATAGTGGATTGTTCCAATTGAAGTTCAATCCACCGCAAAACTTTGCAGCCTATCGTCAAAGTGAATTAGATAATGCCCGTGTTGGTACATTTGCTTCAATGGAAGCATTTCCTTATATTAGTAAGCGTTTTGCATTGGAAAGATTCTTGGGATTGACTGAAGAAGAAATCACCAAGAACGAAGAACTATGGCGTGAAGAAAATAACAAGACCGAAGATGAAGTACCTGCAGGACAAGACTTGCGCAACATTGGTGTAAGTGTAGGTGATGTAGAAGCTGATGAACAAACAGGTGAAGAAATGGCAGAGCCAGAAGCACCTGAAGGTGAAGAAATGGCCCCTGAAATAGGAGGTCCAGTACAATCATCGCCAGGAGCTATGCCACCGGCAGGCCCGGAAGCATAACTGATAAATAGATTATTGGAACACCAAAATGAAATTAATGGAAATGTTTGACACACCTATATCGGGTTATCAAGATATAAATCAAGATAACAGCAAACCAGAATGGAAGCAGTCAAGAAAAACTAAACTTACCTTAAAACAAATACGTAAATTACGTAAGATGTTAGATGTTCGCAATTATGAAAAGAAGCAACATTTGAAAAAAGTTTTTGACCAGTACGGTCCTAAGCCCGATGCTGAAGGCGGACCTACTGTCTAATTCAGCTTATTCCAAGTGAAAACGTAAAAAATCAGCACTTAATGTGCTGTTTTTTATGATACCCACTAAATAATTCTACAAAGCCATTCTATTTCAGGAGACAAACAATGGACAACAAAAAATTTGAACAACTTATTGATATGATTATCAATGAGAATGAAGAACAAGCCCGTGAATTATTTCACGAAATCGTGGTAGAGAAATCACGTGAAATCTACGAGTCTATTATGGACGAGGAGATGATGGGTGAAGGCGGCATGGTCGGTCAAGTCGGTGACTTGATGGACGAAATTAGTGCTGAAGAAGCCGGCGGTATGACCGAAGGCGATGAAGAATTAGAATTCGGCGACGAAGAAGACGGCGACGAAGAAGTGGTAGATATTGATGCAGACGACATGGGCGACGAAGAAGGCGATGAAGTCGAAGATGCAGTTATTCGTATTGAAGACAAGCTAGACCAATTAATGGCAGAGTTTGAACAAATCATGGGCGGCGGCGATGACGACATGGGCGGAGACGACATGGACGACATGGACGACATGGGCGATGACGACATGATGGAAGCCGAAGAAATCGAAGAAGAAGATGATTTAGAAGAATCAGTTATGGAAGCTGTACAGCTAAAACAAGTTGGCGGTTCAACATATAACAAGTATGGTCAGATGGGTGACAACGGTGCTCAAACAAAGAGCCCAAGTCTACAGAATTCTGGTCAAGCTGGTATGGACAGCAAGCCAGTTAGATTCTCTGGTCAATCAGAGTCTGTACCTAATAGCCCAAAGGCTCCTAGCAATGCATATGCTAAAGGTGAAACATCTGTTAAAGGTGCTGGATCATTTAAGAATGCACCAGGTACAAACAACTTCACAGAAAAAGGTGAGTCTACACCTAAGCCAGTCACTAAAGACGCAGCCGGTGCAGTAAAGAGCCCAGTAGCTGAGTCTCGCAAGACAACAAGAAGAATCGTTAAGTAAGGTCTGAGAGCAATGGCTTTGTATCTCAAAGAGCATCTAACTTTTGACCGAGCCGGTATGGTGGTTGAAAGTGAAGGTGATGGCGACAAGAAGAATCTCTATATGAAAGGGATCTTCATTCAGGGTGGGGTAAAGAACGCTAATGAGCGTGTTTACCCCGTTTCTGAAATTGAATCTGCTGTTAATACTCTAAACGAACAAATCAAAACAGGTTATTCAGTTCTAGGCGAAGTGGATCACCCGGACGACTTAAAGATTAACTTAGACCGCGTATCACACATGATCACACAAATGTGGATGGATGGTGCGAACGGTTTTGGAAAATTAAAAATATTACCAACTCCAATGGGTCAATTAGTAACGACCATGTTGCAGAGTGGTGTCAAACTTGGCGTGTCTAGTAGAGGTAGCGGAAACGTTAACGATATGGACGGCCGTGTCAGTGATTTTGAAATAGTCACTGTCGATATTGTCGCTCAACCAAGCGCTCCTAATGCTTATCCAAAAGCAATATATGAAGGTATGATGAATATGCGTCATGGTCATAAATTGTTGGATATAGCAAAAGATGCACAGGGTGACAAAAAAGTAGAAAAGTTTTTGAAAGAGGAAGTAATGCGCCTTATCAAAGACTTGAAAATCAAATAAAGGGGAATAAGCATGTTTGATGCTATCAAACCATTACTTGAAAGCGGTCTAATTAATGATGAAGTTGGTGCTCAGTTAAATGAAGCATGGGAATCAAAGTTAGTAGAAGCCCGTGAACAAGTTCGTGCTGAATTACGAGAAGAATTTGCACGCCGTTATGAACACGACAGAAGCGTGATGGTTGAAGCCCTAGATAAGATGATGACTGACAGCCTAGAGACTGAAATTCAAGAATTTCAGTCTGAAAGACAGGCTATGAACGAAGACCGCGTCCGCGCACAACAAAAACTACGTGAAAACGCAGTTAAGTTCAATGATTTCATGGTAACTAAACTAGCCGAAGAAATCAAAGAGTTGCGTGCAGATCGTAAATCAATGAAAGAAAGCCAAAGCAAACTAGAACAATTCGTTGTTCATGCTCTTGCCCGTGAAATTAAAGAATTCACACAAGACAAGCAAGCAGTTGTTGAAGCTAAAGTTAAATTGGTTTCTGAAGGTCGTCAGCAACTTGAAGCATTGAAGAAGCGTTTCGTTTCTGAAAGTGCCAAAAGACTTAGCAGCGCAGTCACAACTCATCTTCAGGGTGAACTATCTCAGCTTAAGGAAGACATCCAGATTGCACGAGAGAATACTTTCGGTCGTAAACTGTTTGAAGCTTTCGCGGGCGAATTCTCTGTTACTCATTTAAATGAGAAAGCAGAAACTCGCAAGCTAATAGCTAAACTACAAGAAAAAGAACACCAACTTGCAGAATCAGCACAGATTTTATCTAGTGCTAAACAGTTAGTTGAGTCAAAAGAACGTGAAGTTCGAATCATTAAAGAAAGTAATCTACGTGAAAAGACTATGGCTGAATTGCTAAGTCCATTGAACGAAGAAAAAGCTGCTACAATGAAAACCTTACTAGAAAGTGTGCAAACAACTAAGTTGAAAGCTACTTTCGATAAGTATTTACCAGCTGTTCTAAACTCCGGCGCTACAACAAAGTCTGCTGAAAAGCAATCATTGTCTGAGTCAAGAGTTGTTACAGAAGTAACTGGTAATAAATCTGCCAAAAAACAAATTGAAGTAGAAGAAGGTGTAGATAACCTAATCGACTTTAAGCGTTTGGCAGGGCTATAAAAAACGACATCTATAGGAGAATATTAAAATGTCAAAAGTTCTATTAGAAAGCCGTTGGGGCGAAACCAAAGAGGCCCTGTTAGAAGGCTTAAAGGGCACTCGCCGCTCAACAATGGGTGTGATCTTAGAAAACACCAAAAAACAGTTACTAGCTGAATCTTCTGCTGGTACTACAACTGCAGGTAACATTGCAACTCTTAACCGTGTTATTTTACCGGTTATCCGTCGTGTTATGCCTACAGTTATCGCTAACGAGCTAGTAGGTGTTCAGCCTATGACTGGCCCAGTTGGTCAAATTCACACTCTACGTGTACGTTATGCTAACAGCTTGACAGACAACAGTGCGGCACAAACTAGCGTATCAGCTGGTGAAGAAGCATTGAGTCCATTCAAGATTGCGCAGGCTTACTCACGTCAGCCAAGTGGTTCAGCTGGTGATACAACTAGCTTCTACACAGCTAACGATACTGCGGCCCTAGAAGGTAACGGCGGTCGTCAGATCAGCGTTCAAATCTTGAGACAAGCTGTTGAAGCTAAGTCACGTAAGTTGCAAGCACGTTGGACATTTGAAGCTGCGCAAGATGCACAGTCTCAACATGGTATTGACGTTGAAGCAGAAATCATGGCTGCACTAGCACAAGAAATTACTGCTGAAATTGACCAAGAAATCTTGTTATCTCTACGTACTCTAGCAAGTACAGAGTTTACATTCAACCAAGCTACTGTATCTGGTACAGCTACTTACGTTGGTGACGAACACGCTGCCTTAGCTGTTCTTATCAACCGTGTTGCTAACTTGATCGCCCAACGTACACGTCGTGGCGCAGGTAACTGGGCTGTTGTTTCAAGTGCTGCATTGACAGTATTGCAATCTGCAACTACTTCTGCGTTTGCACGTACAACAGAAGGTACATTCGAAGCACCTACAAACACTAAGTTTGTTGGTACATTGAACGGCGCTATGAGAGTTTTTGTTGACTCTTATGCTCCTGATACTACACCTGTTCTAGTTGGATACAAGGGTTCATCTGAGACTGATGCGGCAGCATTCTATTGCCCATACATTCCATTGATGAGTTCTGGTGTTGTTCTAGATC